ATAGTTACCTTTGCGGTGAGCAAAGTTTTCTCCATGCGAAGGTCCGCTATAACGGAGTCTTTATCTTGGCGTAGCTGCTGAGCGTCAGATATTGCACGCATCAGGTCAGTCTCCAAGCGTTGTACTAATGCAGAGTAGAACAGGTCGTCCCAAAATCCACGAATGCTTTCTGCTACGCCCATTACAGAAGCTCCTTTTTAAGTTGCTTCTTGCATTCCTCACAAAGCTCTGAGGTAGACATTCCTAGCACTACTCCATTGTTCACAGGCTGGGTGTCTAGCTTTGCTTTACATTCTTTGCACAGCTCTAACTTTTGCATCTGAGTCTCCTATTGTTTTCCCATCCATACGGGCTGCTTGTCTGGTACGAAGGATGATGTTTGTCCCTCAGCTTCTGCCTTTAGTTTGCATTGCAAAAACCATGCAGCCAGTGGGTCATTCTTCGCTAGTTCTTTTACGCGCTCCGCTTCGGCTTGTGCCCGTGGCTTCTTACGCGCTCCCAGATGTCCGAATAGTCCATACCTAAAGCCATCGTAACAATCATCGCCCTTAGCATCTACTTTTAACACGTCATCCAAAAGGTCTGGGTTTCGCATCAACGAGGGAATCGCAAGGATTATTTCTTTGCAACTCTCAAGTATTACCAGTTCACCTTTTTTAATGGCGTTATACATCAGCGATGCAGAACCTATGCGGTCCCTTGTAGCAGGTGTGACCGGAGGTAAACCCAGCAGTCTTAGTTCTTTTGTGTACTCGTCTGCAGGTCTTCTTCCAATGCCGTTTTTACCCTCACCACTCTGGTTAAACTTTTCGTGGGAGAAGTATATTGCTTTCAGAGTTATTGGTTTTCCATTAGGTAGATGACATTTGGCTTTTAGCAGTGATGCTAACTGATCCATTGTCTTACCGCCTGTAACAACTAACTCCGCGAAGCACACTGTCTTCAATCTGTAGTCATCGCCAACTGAGTTCTTAACGAGTGCCTTAGTGAAAAGGTACACTGCGTTGGCGTGCTGCATTCCCCAGTCCTGTCCTGCCCAACATGGTTGGTAGTCCTGCCATATAATGGCGTCTGGGTCTTCTCTTAAATCAATTACGTGGTACGTAGGGTCAAAGCAGTCGAAGTATTGTCCCTCAACGCTGCCATCATACCCAAATAGAACTTTGTCACGCTTAGCCTTCGGCATAGACATCAAACGTGCGATGATGCCGGGGTCTCGTGCGAGAAGTTCTGGGTTATCCATTACTGTAGAGCGCTGGTACGCGTACTTAGTTGGATCATAAATCTTTATCCATTCGCCAGACTCTTGCGACCACCACGTTCCGTCTGTGTCTTTCTTTGCGTCCTCTGTTGGTAACCACGGTTCCTTCTGCACGAACAATGTGCGATAGTACTCGTAGTGCGGTCCAAGAGGATTGGTGCATCCTATGATTGCAGGGATGGGTAGGTTGCCAGCTTCGTCCCGTTCGCAACCTGCGTTGACAATGTTTCTGGAGTATAACATCATCCACGCGTCTGGTGAGAACTGTCCGCATTCATCCACGAGGATAGCGGGGTACGCTTGCCCTAGGTACTGCTCGATATCTCTATCCTTGTTGTTCTGGCAGTGCCCAAACACAACACGTGAGCCGTTTTTTAGAGTAGCAACGTGCTTGGTCTGGTCGTAATCATACAGCTCTTTTGGCATGAAAGTTTTGAAGTCGGAGATTGCGCCGGACTCCAATTCTTTGAACGTACGTCGCAGCACTAGTAGATTGCAATTCTTCCACTGCAAGCAATAGTGCATTACAAAGTACATCAACCAACCGCATGTTTTACCTGAACGAATTCCACCTGTGCTCAAGCATTGCTCTGCTGCTGGCTGCACATACAGCTTGCCGCCGCGCATTACATTTCTTAAAAGCTCTGTTTGCTTGGCTTGGAATTTGAATACCTTGTCAAAATTTAAGGTGCCATCAGCATTCAGATATGGAGGTCTCTCCTCCATGTTTATAATCTTTTTGCGTGGCATCTGAGTTGCCTCTATTTCTCGTTGGTCTTAACGCCAAGCACAGTAGCAAAAGATGGCTGCTTTGGCTCCGGTGGTCTTTCTTCCATCGCTTTTATACCGGAGGGTGCTTGAACAACTATAACTTTCACTGCCTGAGTCTGAAGCTTTTCCATCTCTTGTTCTGATGGCGCAGGTTTTCCTAGTGCGCTTGTGCGCAGCACTTCAAAGGCTTTTACCGATGCCATCATTGCTTTGGCGTCAGTGCTTTCATATTGAGCGATACGTAGAAGGTTGGTGAAAGCCACCATATACTCATTCATACCATCTTTGTCAGCTCTCACTGCGTTGAGTTTTTTTCGCTCAGCTCTAGTGAACTCTACAGTGGGTATGAGCGGTTTTGGTTTCTTTACAAAGTGTCCCTTCTCGTTACGTATCATTTCCCGAGTCCCACCTTCTTTGGTTGGGACAATTACCAAAGAAGTTCCCGGTGGGGTTTCCACCGGGATTGGTTTTGGTTCTGCTGAGTCCGACATGGTACTCCTTTACAACTTTTTGAAAATATTAACAGCCCCATCGAACACATATTCGATTTTGGTCAAGGCATACTTCGTAAATAGGTTCTCTACGTAGGTTGTATAAGACTTCTGCTTTTCTTCAGCAATCTTTGTCAAACGTTGAATCTCCGCTTGCACTTTTAAAAACTCCAATTCGGTCTCCCGTAAGAAGAGCTTTTCTTCTACTGTGATAGCAACGGTAGTGGCCTTTACTTCCTTAACTACATCGGCCACGACTTCCTTTGCTTCGCCTTCCACAGCCTGTGCAACGGTCTCTACTTTTGCTTCCACTGCCTTTACTTCGTTTTCCACTGCGGTTTCTAGTGACATCTGAGTCATTCTCCTGAGTTTAGTTTTATAGTACGTTTGTTAGCGCCCCGGCATTAGCCAAGCGCTTTACTTCATCCTGAAACACCCCATCCTTAGTGCAATCAGCTTTGGGCTTTGAGAGGTGCACCATTTCATGCAGAAGGTCGGACACTATGTGTCTCATACTCTTTGTAGCAGTTTTTCTTATTACGACCACAGGTGGTCTGTCTGCATACCAATAGGTTGCGGCGCATGTTTTTCGGTGTCGTGTTCTTTTTGCCTTTGCTTTGTCTATGCTGGTTACGAAGTACAACTTTACGTTGGGGTCTAATTTCCCACCAAAGAATTCTTGGTTGTAAATGTTGTACAGTTGTTTCAGGTATGACGATGCTCGCATTGCAATTCCCCCAAAGCCCACCGCGTTTCCCGCTTTCGGGCAAAGGTAGAGTCATAAAACGACAAAGGCCCACTCCAGATTAGGAGTGAGCCTTTGGTATAAATGTACCGCTAAGAAATGTTCCCGCTGTCAGCCTCCACGCGAGGAGGTCTTATAAACTTGAGGGTGCGGGCGAATCCCTTATGCAACATTCCCGAGTCAGTACCCCGCTAAGGGTTGAGGTCGGTGTTGCTGTGCGTTGAGATGGCCTCGGTGCAACGCTTACACCTTATGCGATTTACGTCTCTCGCGCCGTTGCGTGTGGTGAAGACACGACGGCCTTGCGATGCACGGGGCTGATCAGTGCCCTAACAATACATCGCGGTGCGCGGCACTATGTGCCACGACTTTTGCTAAGGACGGCGGCTATTGAAGCCTTCGTGGGGCTGCTTACCATCGCCTTGCAAATCTTTAAAAATTTATCGGTGAAATCTCCAACGGTTCTTCTTGGCTTCCGCCATTTCTGCTAAGCACTCTGCCCTTACCTCGGCGCTCACATACTGTGTGCATATAAACTTTATCTGAGCGCGTATATCACTGTCAAGCGTTGCTAGGTCCTCTGCTGACAAAGCAAACAGAGGTTCATCTGGAATGTCTGCCATTTATTATCTCGGCTTTCGGGTGGCGAAGGCCCGTTCGGGCTACGACGCCACCCTCTGCTTCTCATTACGTCTCAACCGGGATTTGCGCTCTGAGGCTACCCTGAAGTCTCTTGCCGTAATCTTTGCTTCGTACAGTGGTGTGCTGTACTTCGGACCTAGGTACGGTCCAGAATTCGATGGCGAGGGGCGGCGGTTTGCCTGCCCCACTGTCTACAGCTATTGCATCGCCAATATCTAAGCCGTGGCCCCGCTATCTGCAAAGGAGGAGCAGAGGGACCACGGCTGTGTCGTCGCGGCGTTGCGCCGCTGGTCGAAGAACTTTTCTTGAGTCACTTATAAGTATAGCACGTACTTATTCTACTGTCAATAGCTTAGGTTCTTTTTGTATTGACTTTTTACGATTACGTCTTTTACCCGGAGCACATTGCTGCTTTTGTGTAGCCCAGCGTACATTACCAAACTCATAATGTCCTTCATTATCAATGCGGTCCAAGGTAAGGCCGGGCCAAGGAATAGGACCTACAGCTTTCCAAAACTCTTCAAAACTGTTGAATCTAAACAGTATACCTCTCTCACCGTAGTTTTTAAACATTTTATTTTTTGGATTAGTGCAGCGTTGCTTAGCGTTTGCATAAGCCGTCCATTCGACAGGAGCTTGTACTCTTGAGGGAAACGTAGCCGTTCCTACCACTTTTCCCCAAGCCTTA